CACTTCGCCAATAAGGTTGCATTAAAATGGGGGACAGGGAAGATTGAGGGACACGATTTGAGGCGATGAGAAATGACGCATCAGTTTCTCACCTGTCCTCAGGTTGCTTCCGGGAGATAAAACCTTAAAAACCCAAAATCATATTCATAGCTCGATAATATCTCGTAGTCCTGCTAAAAAGCTCTCCATTCCATTACGAGCTATCTAGCAGCCCCTCCAATTTAAATAGACCAAGGTGGGGGAATTGAGCATCATGACTATGACTTAATATCTCTGTAATAAAATGAATATAAGCTAGTATAGAGTAATTAGTAACTATCTGCAATATAACCGTCATAGCCATCATGCTTGGGTCTCTCTAAAAACAATTCCCCATCACACCATCTTGCTAATTATATGCTTCCAATCGAAAACATCAAGGACTACTCATACTTGCGTTCCTCCTTGACCTTTTCTCCTTACAGCATTAAAAGAAATTGCTGGTGTGTGAGGACAATATGTTTGAAAATAACTTATGTAATGCACCTATCATTTTTTATCATAACTTTATGTTATTTATTTAAATTTTGCATATTTTTAGCATAATATAGGCATACTAGTAGTATACAAATAACTTAATTAAGGCGGTGGTTTGGTGCAAGAACATCAACAATTATCATTAAATATTCTCCCTACAGAATCAGACTATATTAATAGAATTAACTCTATGATGAAGGATTTAGACAAAGAAATCAGACAATATCCAGCAGGTTCCTTAGAGAGAATTCCATTCTTCTTTGAGAAAAGAAGATTATTACGTATTAAACAAAGAATAGAGCGAGAAGGAATTTATAATTAATTCCCACCTCGCTCCATTCAAAGTTTTTCATATGTTTCACTAATTTTTACAGCCCCTCTATCCTCTATCCTCCTTGGAAATCCCAAATCTAACCTCTCATTAATTTCCTCTAAGGACCAGCCCATCTGCTTAAACTTATAAGCTGCCTCTACCTTCTCATTCAAATTCTCCTGTAAAGCCTTAACCATACTCGTATCAGCCTTAATCTCTACATTCTCACCAAATTCTCTAGCTAAACCTTTATTAAGCGTATCTAACACATCCTTCAAATAAGGAATAATCCCATCCAACCAGAATATCTTTCTCGCTGTCTCTATATTAGATAAGGTAGCTTTATCATAAATTCCTACCATTGGAGGAGGCACCTGAAAGATAGAACAGATATCCTCTCTAGTCATCTTCCTAGATTCGATAAAATCCATCTCAGTAGGGCTTAAGCTCATTGGAATATACTCAACCTCATTACCCAAAACCCAAGGACCACGCCCTTTAGCACTATACTGCTCCCTTACATACTCCCTAGCCTCCTTGTACTGTGCACCTGTTAAATCATGCTTAAAAGCAAAAACTCCATCAGTAACTGCCCGATTCTGCATTGTGACCTTATTCCATTTCACTGCCTCGACATCAGTATCAACAATCATAGCAGCAGCCTGTAAAGGACTCATCCCCCAATAAGGATTAGCAGGGTCGGTAAACATATCATGAATCACATCCTTAGCTTCTAACCTCACAATTCTATCTCCAATATTATACTCGTAATAACTAATAAAAGTAGCTTGGTCTGGAACAGGACTGACCTTATCTGGATTAAGAGGAAATAACTCTACTGGTAATCCTCCCTTACTCTCCAACCTTACAATCTGAATAATCGAATTTCCCCCAAGATACAAATGAGCAGCCATCCGCTCCATAATATCCTGCATACTATAAAAAGGATGAGGGTCATCCAATAGTAACTGTAAGGGATGCTCTGGATTGTACTCCCCATCCTCATAAACCTTCAAAGGTACACTAGCTACCGCCTTCATAATCCGATAAACACAAGAGTAAACATAAGTCGAAACCTTAAACCCTTCATTAATCGCCCTTTCAGTATTCCAATCCTTAAACTGAGGCTTACCACTTCTATAGCTAGGCATTAACCTTGGACGATTAGCATTTGCCTCTACCTGTAAACTCTTTGCTACCTTCTTAAAAATATTCAACTTTGCCACCTCCTAATCTTCTTTATCATCTAAAGATAAAACATATAGTCCATCAAGCAAAATCTTAAAAATAAATCTATATCCTACTAACCCTAATAAAAATAAACCACCACTTAACTTCCATATCCAATCACCATATAAATCTGCGAAAGTACAAGTAGTTAATCCCCAACCTATTAGCCAAGCTAAACATAGTAGTATTTCTTTGATATATTTTTTAAATACTCTCATCTTAATCACCTCAACTTATATCTAAATATCAAATAAAAAAGCACACCTCTTTAATGAGATATGCCACTGATGAAGATTAATCTTTAATAACTAACCATACTATCTTAACATTCCTTTAATCTATTAAAATTTATAGCCATAAGCTTATAACCCAAATTTAGTAAACCAAGTGATTCATTATTTATCTATCCTATTATCTTCTTCCAATAATGTCTCAAAAGCTAATATAGCCACCTCTAGTTGCTTATCACTAGGTTCCCTTGTAAACAATTTATCCTGAAACCAAGCAGATAACTTATAAAAAAGAAATATACCTAATACTTTCTCCCCCTTCTTAATTTTAAAAATTTCATAGCCTAGTGAATAACCTAAAATCATGTTTATAATCATAAATCCTCTATAGAAGAATAAAGATAAAAAAAGAGCATGTTATCCAAAAAGCTAAAAAACTAGTACCGCATCCATAGGCTACTCTACTTGCTCTTCTAACCTTCTCAATAGATAAGTCTTTATGATCATAATAAGCATTAACTGTCTTATGTTCAGCACCATGAAATTCATGAGTTAATTTTAAGAACTTTAAATGATTAATTATCTCTTTAATAGATTTTATCGAAAGTATTATTAAAACTATAATAATAAGGACATTTAAAATCACAAAAACAATCTCACTTTTTGTACCATCTGGATCATTACTAATTAAATCACTAATTTTATCATAATTATTATTAATTAAATCAACAAACAAAGTAATTATAAAAACTACAATCAGTTCAATATTATATCTAAATAAATCATAAAAACCTCTAATAAAAGGAATTTTCTTAATAAATCTTTCACCTTTAAAAAGTAGTTTTTTCTTTACAGCAAGATTATCTTCTATTTTTGTATCAAATTCATCATCTTTATTAATTGTAACAGTAACAATTTTATGTGTAGATGAAAACTGAACTCCATTATGTAATGCACTTCCCCCAGTAAACTCCATAATCCCCCACTCCCCTCCAAAAATATCATCTTATATTTTTTATTTATCTTCTTTTATCTGTGGCTAAAAAGTTCTTGTTTTTAATTTTCACTATCCGCTATCCCTTATCCGCTATCCTCTAAACTCTCCCTATCCTCAACTCAAACCCTTCATTCACCATCTCACCCAATCCAGTAGTAGCATCAGATCCATCATCATTACGATTCCTACCCTCTTTCTGATAGCTATTCATTGCCTCATAATACTTAGACCACCTATACTTCCAGTCCTCAGGAAAATAAATATGCTTCATCACAAAGCTACTATTAGCTATTATCCTTGCCTTCTTATTCTTGCTCTGATGAAACCATTGAACGTCAATACTCCTTGTCCTATAATCATTCCATAGTATTCTTTCAACATTTCGAGCAAATCCACGCCCACCATTATTACTCTCTATCTTACAGTAATTCACCTTATTCCTTACTAAGAACTCAGCAGTCTGTGACTCTGTAACCTCCATCCCTTCCTTAGTATAAAGAACATCAATCACATAAATCTCACCTTCATACTCTACTCCCACAATAGCACATAGATAATCATTTCCCTCATCAGCAGTATCCACATAACAGATAATCCTTTCATAATTCTCAGGCAGCTCAGTATAAGTTTGAAAATACTTATATAACTTACCCTTCTGGTCAATTGGCTCCTGATGATAATTAGCTCTAAATATCTCTGGTACCATATTTATTCTTAAACTCTCATAACTCTTCTCCGATAATAAATCAGGACATAACATCTTACCATCCTCATTCTTAGCCTCCAGCTTTAATAGATACCACTCATCACCTTCAGGACCACTTAATATCCGACCACAGATATCCTTCTTAGCCCATCTAGTCATATTAACTATCTCAATTGCTCCCTCTTCCTTCCTAGAAAGAAAGGTTCCACTATACCAAGTCCAAATCTTATCCAAGGCTCTATCATTCAAAGCAGTCTCAGCATCTTTAACTGGGTCATCAACAATCGAGATATTACAACCCTTCCCTGTAATACTCCCTCCAATTCCTGCTCCTTTATAATTAAAGAATTCACCTTCCAAAGCCCACTGATGATAGCTAGCATTCCCTTTCTTAATTTTGCTTTCAGGAAAAATATCTTCATACACAATCTCATGGGGATAAGTTTTCCCCTCCATAATCCCATCCCTAGTATACCTAGAAAAGTCAGTAGCAGCATCATCATTATAACTACAGGTGATAATCCTATTTCTCTTCTTCCTACCCAATACCCATTTACAAAAGTTAATCAAGGTTCTAGACTTCCCATGACGAGGAGGCATATTCATCATCAATTTAGTATAAACTTTACCCTCTTCATTAACTAAAGCACCTTCATATAACCTCTGCAAAGTATCAGATAATAGCTTCAAATGCCATCTATGCTCCTGATAGAATTCTGGAGAGATAGTCTGACAAAACTCCCATAAGCTATCTCTAGAATCTCTAATTCTCTGCTCCCGCTTAAGTACTAATAACCTTTCCCTATCCTTTCTATTCATCTTCATACTTCTTCAACTCTTCATCTAGCTCTTCATTACTCATATAAGACAAATCAATACTATGATTTAAATCTCCAGTCAAATTAATATCCTGCTTAAACATAGCATAGGTCTTAGCTAAACTATCTGCTGCCTTAATTCGTTCTCTAGTATCCTCTTCATCATCTCTCATCACAGTAGTATAAAACTCTAATATCTCATCCTGCTTAGCTATTCTCTCTGCTTCCTTCTTTGCCAATCTTTCTTCTATATACTTTTTAACCTTAACATTCCTTAACAATCTAGATGCAGCTGCCTCTGCTGCATTACCCTTAGCCTTATATCCAGCTCTAATGTATGCCTGTTTAGCATTTAAGTCTATAATATACTCATCACAAAATGCCCTCTGCTTTTTAGTTAATCCTGCAATAACAGCTACACCTCCTTAAAATAGAAAAACACCCAGCTTAGCTCTGAGTGCTTAAATCAAATATTTGTCTCTTATTATCTATTATAACAACTAATTAACTTCAAATTATCCCAAAAATATAACAACTTTATATTATCACTATAATAAATCCCCAATACTCCCCTCTAACTTCTCCAAGGCCCTCTTCTTCACCCTATAATACTGACTAGCTGAATAAGGAAATAGATTACTATTATAAATCATATTATCCCTTTCAAATTTTCCGTCCAAATATTTAGCCTTAATCAATGGTAGCTCTAACTCATTATCAAGGACCTTTAATCCTGTCTCTATCAGCTCTATTACCCTTTCCTTATCTACTTTTTCTCTAGCCAAATCACTATCTATCCTCTTTTCTACTGCTTGATAGGTTGCATCATAGCTCTTACCTCCTCGTATAATTGGTCTAGAATAATCTATCGCCTGCTGACTATACTCCAATTCAATCTCAATCAATTCTACCCTAGTCTTTAAAGCCTTATAGCTCATTAAGAGTTCAATTAATCTACTATGCTTTTTCAACCTTATCACCTCTATATTAATAAAGCAGCCGACCCCACCTAAAAGTCAACTGCTTCAATGTTATTCCATGCTTGTACTGAAAAAATATGAAACTATGAAACGCTCTCTTTAAGCTTTAATTCTCCTTCGCTAATTAACCTGATGCTCTCTCTTAACTCTATTGGTAATAAATCATCCTCTTGCTTTCTTTTTAATAACTGACCATACATCTTGATAAAC